GATTGTGGCAGCGCGGCTTGGTGTTAAATCCACCATTGATGAGACCCGGGCCCAGCGGTTCCTTGGTATCGCACAGCGTGGCGCACTGCCTGTCGACTTGCAGTATTGTGGCGCGTTGACGACGCAGCGGTGGAGCGGGGGTAGCAAGCTGAACCTGCAAAACCTGCGACGTGGGGGGGTGCTGCGCAAGTCCTTGACTGCACCAGAAGGGCAAGTGGTTGTCGCGGTTGACTCCAGCAACATCGAGCTACGAGTCAATCACTGCCTTGCGGATCAGGTGGACACAGTGCAGATGTTCCGTGAAGGGCGTGACCTGTACTGTGAGTTTGCGTCGGTGCTGTTCAACCGGACGATCACTAAGGCCGACAAGCACGAGAGGCAGTTGGGCAAGCTGGCTCACCTGAGTCTGGGGTATGGCTGTGGCGCTGACAAGTTCCAAGAAATCTGCCGCCTCAATGGAGTCATCCTGACGCCCGGAGAAGCCAAGCGGATCGTCACCCTATGGCGAGATACCTACCCACACATTCCAGCCTTGTGGCGAGCCTGTGGTGCAGCCCTGCCCAGCATTGTGTCAGGGGCGGAGATGTGGATCGACAGCCAGCAGCTGTGCCGCACATCGTTCGGGCGCATCAACACCAAACCCCACAACCAAATCCTGTACCCGGAACTTACGCAAGATGGGGACAAGTGGACGTACAAGGTGCGGAACGAAACGAAGTTCATCTATGGGGCCAAAGTGGTTGAGAATGTGTGCGTCGATGGGGACGCACTGGTGCTAACCGAATTGGGCTGGAAGCCGCTCAACCAGCTAGGCTCGGAGCGAGTCCATGATGGCGTGGAGTTTGTACTGCATGGGGGAAAGGTCTTGAACGGAGTCCAACACTGTGTTACAGTAGATTCTGTTTTTATGACCCCAACACATGAGGTGCTTACCGATGAAGGATGGAAACAAGCATCACAAGTTCCGCGACCTTACCGACCTGCCATTCGGAATGCTCACTGCGATACAACCGAGCCACTCGGACGGGAAAAAATGGCACTGGCTTTTTCAGTGTACCTGCGGAAAACGCGTAGTGAAACTCGGTTCCGGCCCTTCGAGAGAAGTGAAGCGGGGCGGAATGCCGAACTGTGGGTGCATGACCAAGCAACTCATAAGCCGTGGCAACGCAACGCATGGTATGAGCAGGCATCCAGCCTACGCTGTTTGGCGAAGCATGTGCGACAGGTGCAGACTGCCTTCGCATCAGGCTTGGGCCAACTACGGAGCGCGTGGGATAGCAGTGTGCGCCGAGTGGGCAGCGTCCTTCGAGAACTTCTGGCGCGACATGGGGCCGAGTTATCGCCGTGGGCTTACGCTGGATCGCCTAGACAACGATCAGGGGTACAGTATTCACAACTGCGAATGGAGGACGTACAAACAACAAGCACAGAACACTCGCCGCTACACCGGCATCGACATGTTTGCACTGTCCACGCAGACGGGGGTTCCACGATCAACGCTGTTCTATCGGTGGAAGAAGGGGCTGCGCGGAGCGAAATTGGTGGCCTCCGTAGACACCAAGAAATCTCTGGCGGGGAAGGCGGGGCAGCGCGTGAGGTCTTCGACGTAGTTAATTGCGGGCCGCGTAACCGGTTCGTGGTGCTCGGAGAGAACGGACCGTTCATCGTGCATAACTGTCAGCACCTCGCTCGAAACATCATCGCGGATCAGCTGTTAGCCATCTCCGCCAAGTATCCCGTTGTCTTAGCGATTCATGACGAAGTGGTATATCTAGCACCGGAAGCAGAGGCGCAGGAGGCACTTGAGTTCGGTGTCGCAGCGATGAGCAGGTCTCCCACATGGTGGCCAACAATCCCGTTGGCAGCTGAAGGGGAATTCGGGAGGACGTATTCGTGAGCAAACGAAAATGCAAGCATGGCGCTGCCTATAACAAAGGGTACGAGTTTGATCCGGATTTGCGCAGAACCTATTTTGCATGGCGGAATATGAAAGCGCGATGTAAATACAAGGCGCACCCTAACGCCGAGCATTACGGGGCGAGGGGGATAACATACGCTGACGAGTGGGAATCCTTTGAGCCTTTCTTGGCAGCAATGGGGATATGCCCCCAAGGGTATTCGCTTGACCGCGCCGACGTAGATGGGAACTACTCCCCTCAGAACTGCCGGTGGGCTACGGTTGCAGAACAGGCCCGCAACAAACGAAGAACTGTTCTTCTCACCAAGGACGGGGTGACAAAGTGCATGGAGGATTGGGCGGCTGACCTCGGTGTTCACGCTTCCACCCTAATCAAACGCCTTCGCAAGTGGCCCCTTGACAGGGTACTGGAGCCAAAACATGGCTAAATTATCTTTCTCGCATACAGCGTTGCGCGACTTCGGCAACTGCCCCTTGTCGTTCTACCACAAGCGGGTCTTGAAGGACGTGGTGTTCGTGCAGGGGGAGGCAGCCAAGTGGGGGGAAGAAGTCCACAAGCATTTCGAGGACCGCATCAAGCTGGGCACTCCACTCCCCCTGACCCTTGTGTCCTACGAACCTATGCTCGCCAAGTTCGATGGCAAGAAGATTCAGGTCGAGCTGCAAATGGCGATCAACGAGGCGCTTCAACCCACCGAGTGGTTCGCTAGTGACGCATGGCTGCGCGGCATTGCCGACGTGATGGTGTGGCTGGACGAGACACATGTGTGGATCGGAGACTGGAAGACAGGGAAGCGACGGGTGGATTTCGAGCAGCTGGAATTGTTCTCGTTACTAACCTTCCAGCATTACCCCGAGGTGCAGAAATGCACCACCTCCTTCATCTGGACGAAGGACAAGAAGATGGACACGGAAGTGTTCGAGAGGAGCGAATCCAACGAGATGTGGGCACGGGTGATGAGCCGGATTCGTCGTGTGTATAAGGCGCAGGAGATGGACAACTGGCCCGCTAAACCCAGTGGGTTGTGCGGTTGGTGTGATGTGAAAAAACAGAAAGGATGTGTGTATGCAAGATGAGCTAGAAGGACAAACAGATGCGGAGTTGATGACCGCAGCCGATGTGCAAAAATGTATCCGTATATCGCGGACGCATTTGGCGAGAATAACCGACCCGAAGGATCGGTTCTTTGACCCCACATTCCCAATACCAATAAGCCTTTCCCCCAGAAAGAAAGGGGCGATTCGCTTGTGGTTGAAACCAGAAATACGCGCTTGGTTACAAGCAAAATTTGACGCGAGGTGAAATTATGAATAGATCTTTTAGCGGTAACCACGGTGAGTCGTCGGTGAGCGCAACGCTTAGTGGAGATGGGAACTCAGAGTGTCTAGAAATTACCATCGACACTTCGTTTGGCGGGCAAGAGATGGAAGTAGATATAAACAAAGCCGGAACTGAGGTAAAGCTACGCATATACGGGGGGTCGATAGAGGTGCCCATGACGGCTAAGTATCTGCGTAGAGTACTCAAGCAACTGCGCCCGCACGTTAGTAAGTGGTCGACTAAACCTCCGAAAGGTTTGGGGAAGACAGATGCCATTAACCCCTGAAGGCCGCGTCAAGCGGGATGTCAAGCAGTGCCTCAAGCAGCAAGGCATCTGGTTCTTCATGCCACAGAACATCGGGCTTGGTAGTTCCGGGGTGCCGGATTTCATTTGCTGTTTGCCCCAACATAATGGTAAGATGTTGGCCATCGAGACCAAGGCTCCGGGTAAACGGAGCAACACCACAGCACTGCAGAACTTGCAGATCGCAGCTATCCGCACAGCGCGGGGCTGGGCCATCGTCATTGACGATGTACAGCAACTAGAGGAGTTTTTAGATGCTCGTCGTTCCACAGCACCGCGCTCTGGTACTCAAAGCGAGTAACCCCGCGCAGATACTGGCTTGCATTCCGGGGGCCAAGCCGTTTCCATACAAGGGAGCTGACCTGCTGTATGTCCCCCACAACATCGACGCTGTGCGCATCCTGCGCAACCTCGGGGCGAAAGCCCCGGGGCCAATCAACTACTATTACAAGTACCCGAAAGCGGAGAGCCAGTACGATCCGTTTGCACACCAACGCATCACCTCCGAGTTTCTAACCCTCAACCCCAAGTGTGCGGTACTCAACGCACCTCGCACTGGGAAAACTCTATCCTGTTTATGGGCGGCTGACTACCTGATGAACGAGGGGTTGATCCGCAAAGTGCTTATCATCTCCCCACTAAGCACCCTCGAACGAGTGTGGAACGATGCCATCTTCCTGACGTTCTTCAACCGCAAAGCATTGGTGCTTTACGGCACAGCGGAGCGGCGGAAGAAACTGATGAAGCAAGAGGCTGACTTCTACATCATTAACCACGATGGGTTCGGCATCGTTGCGCAGGACATCCCGAAGGACGTTGACCTCATCATCTACGACGAAGCGGCAGTGCTGCGTAACCCATCAACTCGCAGGTTCAAGCAGTTTCAGAACTTCATGGCTACCCGCCCTGATGCTCGGTTGTGGCTGCTAACAGGGACACCAACTCCCAATGAACCCACCGATGCGTGGGCGCTGTGCAAGCTGCTTGGCGCTGCTGTCCCTCGCTACTCGTTGTTCCGCGAACAGGTTATGTATAAGGCGGGGCAGTGGTCGTGGAAACCTAGACCGGAATCGGAAGTGACTGTGCAACAAGTGCTGCAACCGAGCATCCGATACTCTCGGGATGACTGCTTCGACCTGCCAGAAACCATCTACGAAACCAGACAATGCGAATTGCATCCTGACCAGCTGAAGATGTATAAAAAGATGCTGAAGGAATTGGTGACTGAGGTGGGCAAGCAGCAGATCACGGCAGTCAACGAGGCAGTTAAGGTGCAGAAGTTGATACAGATTCTTCTTGGCGTGGTATATGACTCGACAGGAGAGCGGGCATTTGTGAATTGCGAACCGCGCGTTGCCGTTATCAGGGAGGTCATCGAGGAATGCAGCGAGAAGGTCATCGTGTTCGTTCCCTTTACCGGGGCGCTTGATGAGTTGGCGGATCGACTTGCCAAGGACTTCAGCGTTGCCGTCGTCAATGGAAGCGTATCGAAGTCAGCCCGCGATGAAATCTTCAGGCAGTTCGCTCGCCCCGATGGCATCCGAGTTCTGGTTGCTGACGCCCGCACCATGAGTCATGGGCTGGACTTGTCTTCTGCCACCACCATCATCTGGGCCGCACCTACCAACAGCAACGAGACGTATGAACAAGCCAATGCCCGCATCGTGGGGCCGAGGCAGAAACGAAAAACCGCAATCGTGCACATCGAAGCAACCCCGCTGGAGCGGAGGATTTACCAGCGACTCAAAGACAAGCAATCGCTGCAAGGATTGCTACTGGATGCCATTCAACAACAGGAGATAGTATGACCACTTTGAACAAAGACGCGCTAGCTGGCAAGTTCATCGAACTGCGTGATCAGGTTGCCGTGATCGAAGCCGAGATGGGGGAACGCATGGCCCCTCTGAAAGCCAACATGGAGAAAATCAAGCTGTACTTCAAGGCGATTGCCGCGCAAGAGGGAGTCGATTCTTGGAAGACAGCGCATGGTACGGTGTATCTGTCACACACCGATAGCGTCAAGCTGGTTGATGCTGATGCGTACTTTGAGTACGTCGTCGAGAACGAGGCATGGGACTTGATCGAGAAGCGCGCCGCCAAGGTAGCGGTGCGTGGCTTCGTTGAGGCTCATGGATCACTGCCGCCGGGGGCAGAGCTTTCCACCCGGATAGAAGTAAATTTTCGCAAACCCGCAGCTAACTAATCCACGAGGATACTATGCAAAACAATCTGCCCGCGCTTCAGAACACCCAACTCCCCGCCCACTTGGTCGCCGCTATTGCCAGCAAGCAACTGGCAGTAACCTCCGATGCACTGGTTGGCATGACAGTCAGCAGCGCTATCCGGCTCGTTGCCAACCAAGGTCGCTTCCGCATCAAGGAAGGTGCCGTCGAGACAGTGCTGCCTGATCTGTATCTGGATACCACCATCGTCGGCGCACTGCCCGGCGTCACCAAGTCTTACTACGCAGTGGGGTACAACCCGGCTGATGACAAGGCGAACAAGCAGCCCGATTGCTCGTCGCTGTACGGTGATGTGCCCGACGCGTCGAGTCCTTCCAAGCAGTGCGCCACTTGCGCGGCTTGCCCCCAGAATGCATGGGGTTCCAAGATCGCCAACGGCAAGGAGATCAAGGCTTGCTCGGACTACCGTCGTATCGCGGTTATTGCCGCCACTGACCCTGAGACGATCTATCAGGCCAACATCCCGCCGGCTAGCATCAAGAACTGGACGAAGTATGTCAAGACGCTGGCGCAACGTGGGCTGGACGTCAGCATGGTGGTCACTCGCCTGTCCCTGCAAGAGCACATGTGGGTCTTCGACTTTGCTGGTTGTGTGGACGCGGAGCAGTACGCTGCTGTGCAGACACTTGTCGGTTCCCCGCAGGTTGCTGACGTTATGGGCATCTCTGGCCCGCGTCCTTCCGTCCCGTCGCTAGCAGCGCCTGTCAGTTCTGTAGCGCTTGCTCCCGCAGCAGTTGCGGCTCCTGCCCCCACACCGCCCCCCGCAGCCGTTGCGGCTCCTGCTCCTGCCAAGGGATTCGGTAAGAAGGGCGCAGCTGCTCCTGCAGCTCCTGCTTCGGTTGTCGTGGCCGGTGCAGGTAACGGGTTGGACGATCTCGCCGCTGAACTGGGCGCGCTGATCGGCGGTAAAGCGGATTTGTAAAAATCTTTTGGTGCCACATCACCATTAGACCCTGCTAATTTAGGGGGCTTGTAATCCGCCGGGGGGAAGGGGAGAATGCCTCTTCCCCCCAATCACGTAAAGGAACCGACAATGGATCGGTATGCGTTTCTATCCGCTGTTCTTCCCCCCGAGACCAGTGGAAACTATGTGGCTGTATTTGCCAAGGGAACGGTCAAGTGGAACAACCACTTCGCCACAATCGAAGAACTTGCAGACGGGTGCGTACTCGCATCCCAACAAAACCTCACTGCATATTTCGCACTCGGAACATTCCAAGGGAACCTTGGGCAGCACGACGACGGGCGTACCAAGATATTCCGCAAAGCCCTGATGGCCCATGAGTTCCAGACGTATGCGCTGGATGTGGATTGCGGAGAAGGCAAGCCGTATGCTGACGCTAAGGAAGGACTCACAGCACTCATTCAATTCATCAAAGGGGTAGGCTTTCCCGCTCCGGTAGTGGTGTCCTCTGGCAATGGCATACACGCTTATTGGCCGTTGACGGCACCGATCCCTCGGGAAGTTTGGCGAGCTAACTCCATACAGCTGAAAACAATATGCCATGCTCGCGGACTGCATATTGACGAATCCAAAGTGCATGACCCCTCGATGGTACTGCGCCCTCTGGACACCACCAATTTCAAAGGCGGCAACACGGTGCGACTGCTATTCCAGTTCCCACCAAACACCCCCGAAACCATGCAAGCGCACATCGAGCGGTGCGCTCCAGTCAAGCAGCGCAACACCAACCCAAAGCCAGCGACACTTTCCACCGCACAGTCCGTCAATGCAGCAATCCTCGC